TTTGGTGAGCTGTGACACATCGCTCTTGGTTACCGATGCACTTTGAGAGGAGTTTCCGTTCTCGGCAGGTCTTGCTCCATTGGCAATAATCTTGTTGGTGATGTTCTGCTCCACCTTTTTAGCGGTGAACTGCATCGCCCCGGCAATGATATCATCCTTGTGAATGACCTCGTATGCCGTTCTCACATCGATATTGCTTCGGAGAAGGTCAATGAACTTGGGGTTCTGCATCTCTGCACGAAGGTCGAAAGAAGGGTAAACCTGCTTGGCGTTTTTTGCCTGCTCCATCCATTGTGCATAGAGCTTGTTGGCATTGTCCTTGCGGTTCTTCTCATCCATCTGTCGCTTGAGTTCTGCATTCTCTTTCTCCATCTTACGGATCTCTTTTAATTGCTCAACCGTGATGCCCTTCTCAAGAGCCTCTTCCTCGTAGTAGGCATCGTCATCCTGGATGGCTTTGTTAAGAGCCTCGATGTCGGTTGCATCTACTCCGTATTTCTTGGCAAGCATCTCCAGGGTAGGAGTCAATGCGTTGTACTTGTCAACGGTCTCCTTTGATCCCTTGAGCCTCTTCTGCACGGTGTCTTGCACACGCTGATCGTAGAGGTCTTTGTACTCGCCCTTGATGAGAGCCTCAAACTTGGCATTGCGGTCTTCGGTAGGATTTTCCACCACCTCGGCGGCAGGTGCGGTCTCCTCTGCTTGCTTGCCGTAAACGACATCGGCAAGAGGATTGCTTTTTACGCCCTTGGGTTGCGACACGGCGGCTGTCGCTGTTACGCCCGTTGCTCCGTCCGCTCCTGTGCCACCATCGCCTCCTGCACCTTCGGCAAAGAGTTGAAGATCGAGCGTTCGGAAAAAGATTTTTTTCTCCATATAGGATTCCTTTCTGCTCTTAAAGTGAGCGACTCTTTTTATTTATGTTAAGGCATCAGCCTTACATACTGTGGATAATTATGTGCAAGGAGTGCATAACCTACTTGGGTGTAGTGATATGCATTGGCTACCTTGCGGTAGGTCTCCTCGTCCTTACATTCACACTCGATGGTTGTATCACCGCTTGTGAGGTCGATAACAGACTCTACATCATCGAAAGAGTCCACTATTGATGCCAAGGTGTAGGCGAGGATTGATGCTGATGCACAAACGATATCCTCGCCGTGTTCCGCATACCCTGCGTGTCCCTCGACCCGTAGAGAGATTTTTTCGGGACTCTCCGTGAATGTGACCTTTATCATGTCGGATCGGTGGACTCTGCCACTCTCTGTCTTGCCTTCTTGGTGTTGGATGCTTCCTTTGCACCTTCCTTGCCACCAAGAGCCTCTGTCTGCTCTACGTTCTCCGCTTGGCTTCCTCCGTCAATAGGAGCAACGGGTGCGCCACCACCGAACTGAGCTGCGAGTTGCTCTGCGATGTTAGAACCTCTTGCTTGGTCTACCATCTGTGCAAGCATTACCATCTGCTGTTGCATTGCCATCATCTGCTGATACATACCGCCGTTCTGTGCGATCTTCTGCATGATGAATTGCTTTCTGTCAAAGTCCATCATGTCAAGGCAAGCAAGTGCTTGGTCCGCAATCTGCGGATTGAAGAAGCCTGCACCGAAGAACTGGAGAGCCAGCTCGTTCTGCGACATCTTGGAGTAAGGACTCTGCTTTTGAGCGGTGATCTCAATGTCAAAGAGAGGAAGACGGAAGCCTTGGTCTTGTCCAAAGTCATTGCCTTGATACTGAGGAAGAATGCCTGCGTTGGAATACTGAACGAACCGAGCGGCTCCATTCTCTCCCATGATGCGGAAGCATCTGCTCGTATCATAGAACTGGCGAATAAGTTCAATGACCATAAGACACATCTTGCGGAACGCTCTGTAGGATGCCTTGTTGTTATCTCTCGACAACTTACTACCTGCCTCTTGCATCGCTGCAATGGCGGAGGCGGCGGTTACTCCGCTCGTGGTGCCTCCAGTGGAGATATCTCGGTTGCCCGTGGTCTCCTTTAGTTCGTCAACCTTATTGTTGATGACAGTAACGTAGATGTCGTTGAGGGGCTTTCCTTGTACGGGAAGAATGGAGTCTTGCCCCAGTTGCCCATCGACATGAATGAAGTCCTTGGAAGTGTCTGCATACTCTTCCTCGTTGACAGAACCATCGTTGCGGATGAAGTGTCTCGGCTTGGCGTTGGAAAGCATATTCTTCATGATGGCTTGGTTGCCTCGGTCAATGTATTCCTGCGAGTTCTTGCCGACATCGATATAACCGAATCCCGTGGGTGTACCCTCCACTTGGAAGAGAGGGTCAAACACAAACGGATACATTCCGTGGTCGTACCATCCTCGCTCTGCAAAGTTCGGATCGTTCTCGGTGGCAAACAGCACCTCATCGTTGACATACTTGCAGTAGTGAAGGACAACCTTGCCGTTCACATTCTTTTTGTAGTACCAATCCACCACGATGCTCTTATCGTTGGTGTCAACCTTATCGTCATAGACATACTTGGTGATATCCATCGTTGCCGTGCCGAGCTTGCCTGCGAGTTGAGGATACGCCTGCATCAGCATATCGTTGTCTGCCAACTCCACATGGAAAAGGTTTCTCGACTTCTGAATATCCATGACGCCCGATTCCCAAAACAGATTGATGAGGTCAATCTTTCGGATCGAGACATCTCCAAGTCCGTTCAGTTTAGACTTATCCCAAAAGACTCCGTATACTCCAGTACCCATCTTGAGTTTGTAATTCATGACATCGGAGTATGTCTCTTCAAAGTCGCATTGGTCAAGGATCACGGGGATGATGGAGGTCAGCATCTCTGCCTCTGCCTTGTCACCTTCTTCTCTCGGAAGCACGTTGGGGGAAGGGAAGTTGTCCATGGCATCTGCGTGTTTATTGGCAATGCAGTTAAAGAGCCATGCGGAGGTAGGCTGAACCTCCGAGGTATCCTTCTTCCGCATACACTCCCAATGGCGAATCTTGTACCATTGCTCGTTGTCTACGATGCGTTTCTCAAGGTTGGACTTGCCTTCTTTGTACTTCTGCAAGGTTTGGTTTGCCTTCTGCACCTGCTCCTTGCCGATGACCTGTGCAAGAGCCTTGAAGCCATCCATAGCACCAAAAGCACCGATGCCTTGACCCTGCATCATCTTACGCCGTTGCATCTCCTTGATGACCTCAGATTCTGCCGTAGGACGAGGAGCGGATTGCCTACGCATCAGTTGCTCCTCCATGCTGATTGCCTCTCCTGTGGCTTCCTTGGGGGTCTCCGTGGGTTTCTTCTGCTCTTCCTGTTCGATATTCTGTTGTTTCTTCTCGAAAGGGTTCATTACTTATCCTCCAATACGATCTGCATTCTCTGCCTCGGCGTAGGCGATTTGATATCTTCCTTCTTGATGTCAAGGAAGATGTTGAGCGGATTCTTACTGAACTCATCGGGCTTGACCGCTATTCTCGGCTTGATAGGTCTCGACATGAGAAAATATCTCGCCTCATCCGCCACATGGTCCTCACCGTCTGTGTCAAGGTCTTCGGGCTTATGCTCATCATAGAGCAGAAGGGGAATCGTTCTTATGAATGCCTTGCAATTGCTGAAGACATACATCATGGGGTATCCGTTCTCATCGAATGCAAAGCGGTAATGCATCTGCATCCATCCGGGGATACGCTTGTGGTCTCCTGGGGTGAAGTATACTTGGTGCTTTGATGCCACATCCGCAATAGACTCGCCCGTCTCTGCATCCCATATAGCAGGGTCGGCAATGCCTTGTATCTTCTTGCCCTTGAGCCATCTGTGTTCTGTCTCAATGCGGTGGATCTCCGAGAACACTTGCGGAGGAGTCCACTTGATACCTTCATTGGGGGTCTTGGTGCATCCGTAGAGTTCAAGGATGCGGTATACGATGCCATCATAGTCCACAGCCCACCAAGCACATGAGAAAGGCTTGTTGTAGCCCCAGTCGAAGGAGCGGTATATCTTCCATCCTTCGGGAATCTCAAAGGGGTCAATAACATGAGTCCATTGCCTTGATTCATACTGGTCGGGGCGGTCTACGAAGTCCTCAAAGAACTGTCCCTCGTACACGTTCCAATCTCCCTCAAGCCATGCCTTGCGGAGCTTGGGAGGGAGTGCCTCAAGTTGTTTGATGTAGTCGGGCTGACTCTCCATCAGCACCTTGTTATCGGTGACAAGACTCTGAATGAAGGTGTAGTCTTCGGGAATCTCACCATCCTCATACTTCTTGTCAATGAATATGCGTTTTATGTAACCATGACCCTGTCCTCCAGGGTTGCAGGTGTAGTACACTCTCTTGGGGAAGTTGTTGACACCACGGAGACACGCCGTGATGGTCTTCATTTGGAACTCGGATAGCTGCGTAGCCTCATCCAAGGCAATGATGTCATACTCCACACCTTGCAATCTGTCGAGGTCCTTGTCGTTATCGCAATAGGCAAAGTTGATGGTGGAGCCATTAGAGAACTTCAGCACCTTGTCCTTGTCATTGTACTTGGCTATTCCAAGTAGTTCCTTGCGGAGAATGTTGATGTGGTTGTTGATGAGTTCGGGATAGGTTCTACGCACTATGAGGATGCGGATGCCCGGATACTTCAATGCAAGCAACTTTGCCTTGCTCCGTACGCTCCAAGACTTACCTCCACCTCTCGCACCACCAAAACCAACGTGCTTTGTGTCTGCTTTGAGGAATAACTTCTGCTTCTCACTTGGAGGGGGGATTCGCAGAGTAATCATACGCTGTAGTCCTCCGCCTCGGAACCAATGATAACTGTGATGTCGGCATTCTTACTCTCTTCTTGTGCCTGCTTCTCAAGGCTCTTGATTCTTGCCTCTTGCTCTCTCAAGTCAATATCGGATTTGACTCCCTTGCACTCCTTGAGGTTTTTCAAGGCGGTAGACATCTCTTTAAGGGAGTTTACTGTCCAAACGGGAGTGTTCTCTATAGTCTCTTCAGCCTTCTGCATGAGTTTGTCTACAAGCCTAAAATAGGTGTCATCCATCTTTGCATTCTTGTTACCAATCTTCTCTGCAAGAACTGTGTCCCTTTTTATCTCCGCATTGTTCCGAAGTTGTGTCCATTGTTCCTTGGCTGCAATCTTCCTCAATGTGCTGAATGAGACCTTATACTTCTCGGCAAGCTTTCTGTAACTCGTTCCGCCTGCGATATACTCCGTTTTTACTTTGTTCCAATCCACAGAAAGCCTCCTTTCAAATCGTTGACTATATTCTACAATATAGGCACCGCTATTTTAAACCTACCCCCCCTCCACATAAAAATAGAGAGGAGGCTAATGTGCCTCCCCTCATTATTCAAACTTCTTTTATGCGGATATTGTACCGAAAGAGCATGAGTTTCCGCTTGATGATGTAATCCTTTGTTCGGAACCCTTTTGTGTCCTCAACCACCTTTTGGTTGGTCTCAGTATCGATGTATTCAAAGTCGGCAATATAATCGCAGGACTTCTCAACGAGTCTATTGCCATCCTTGAGCCTGTTGCCATTGACTCCGTATCTCTCGTAGGACTCATACTGTGCAGGAATCAACTCATACTTTACTTGCCGTTGAAGGTCTCTGATCTTACCGCATCTTTGAAGCAAGAGCAACTCTTCCCATCGGTGAGCCTCCCTCATGCTGTCATGAACGGTGCCATCGGATGACTTGGTCTTGATGTTATAATACTTTTGATATGCCATATTAACCTCCATACTTCGTCTCAAGTGTTTTGCATATCAAGCACAATCTGTAGCGGTCTATGTCGCAACAGTATGCTCCGCTATATTCTCTCAATTTTTTTGGATCTTCAAACACAAGGTTGATCGTGCTTTTATCCTCCAATCCCTCACAGCAGATTCTATTGGATTCAAATCTGTGAAAGAACGGGCATTGCACATATTTGGGATCTCGTGTAGCCATAAGATTACCTCCCGGTACTACCAAAGCCTCCGTCACCTCGCTCGGTTTCTTCAAGGCTTTCTACTAACTCGATTTCGGGCTTGATGATGGGCAGGAGAACGATCTGAATAATCTTGTCTCCTCTGCGGAATTGCTTTCCGTAGTAGGGTGCGTTGTTGTAGAGCTTGCAAACGATGCTTCCCGTGTATCCGCTATCGATTACGCCTTCTCCCGTGAGATGGTCACGGACATTGAGTCCCGACTTGCTCTTGAGGAATCCCACATAGCCCTTGGGAATCGCCATGTGTACGCCCGTGTCGATGATACAGAAGCCACCTTCGGGGATGAAGCAATCTGTTGGTGTCCGCAGGTCGTATCCTGCATCGGCTTCGTAAGCTGATTCGGGAGCAAAGGCTCCCTTATCCAGTTTTACTTTGATTTTCATTTGTGTTTACCTCCGTTATTTTGTAATTTTAACTTTGAACCCGATAATCTCGTCAAGCTCGGCAACATCTATGCCGAGTTCATGCTTCAACTTGTAACTGCATATATAATCGGTCTCGTCTGCGCTACTCGTCATATAGTAGTCTTGCAATTCACGAATTGCCGGGATAAACCGCTTTTGGAATCGCAAGAGTCGCTTCTTGCCCCATCCAAGCTGCTCCCGTAATTGCCACAGGATCAGAGCTTGAAGGTTTTGAGAGAGCTTCTGCACGTTCTCTGCGGTCTGCCTATCAATCTCGTCACGCAAGGCTCTCATCTCTCTGTTGGTGAGGTTCAATACTCTTGCTTTCATTGCTCATTCCCCCCCGGGTATTTCTTTTTGAGTTCGGCAAGGCGGTCAAGCAATAGGACAAAGGCTTGTTTTCCACCGCCAAAGAAATCTGCGCCACTTGAGTCTAACTTTTCTGCGATATTCAATGACTCTAT